GACATAATAGCCACCACCTTTAATTTTGCGTTGATGGATGAAGAGGAATTCACCAGTTCCGCTTCGGTGTCAATCACACCAACATTCCGACCAACTGCCATAGCAGACATAGATGTCAGCACCTCAACCAGCCTGGCACCAGGTCTGATCTATGACATCAACGCGGACTACAGTTGGAACACGTTCAACCTCAACATCTACTTCGAGTCAGGTTTCGTCGAGGACAATTTCGTGTCCGAACAGGGCGAATACAACTGGAACTACCTGGAGAACAGGACTTGGGATGACTGGCCCACGGTCACTTGGATCGGCAATGAATCAACCTGGGACAACTGGCCCAATGATGTTTGGGAAGAGAGTTTCACACTACGTTGGTTGGGCACGGTCGAGACGGAAACAAGTTTCATATTGGGAGATGTTGTCCAATACACAGGTTCATTCAGTTTTGACACAAATCCTGGAATAAATGAAGCCGCGGAAGCGGCTATCACGGCCTCATTCTCCACAGAGATAACGGCCGCTGGTGTGATCGACGTTGAGGCCGATCTCACAGACGCATTCTCTCCAGGACTAACAGCAAACATAGAATATGCTCTTGATGAGGGCATCTCCATCACAGGAGCATTCACACCGGTCCTTACCGCTAATGCGATCACAGACACATTCGCTGACATAGATGTCGCCTTCGCATTGGCGGTTGAACCAACCTTCAGACCATCAGCATATCAACAGGCATACACGGCACAATCTACGGTCGAGATCAACCCAACATTCAGACCGGCTGGTTTCGCAGACATCACTGCCTTGGCCAGCACACTGGTCGTCTCAAGGTTGTTCTTCCAGACGGATCCATACAACATACACACCATCCTGGAAGAAACCAGGACGGTTATGGTTCCTGTTGAACAGAGACAAACCCAGGTATTACAGGAAAATAGATTAAATACCATTGTTGCTGAAACCCGTGGTTACAGGGTTCCGCAGGAAACAAGGAGTTTAAAATTGAGGATACCACCATTCAAAAACAGATTCACCACTCCAAGGATTAGACAGGACGCATAATGGCAAATTTAACAGGATTCAAAAGGGACAACGACGGACTTTACATAGAGAAGGATCCAGATTCAAACATACAGTATGGATTGGATTTCACTGATTACCTGAACTCAGGTGATTCGGTGACCGCCGCCACGATAACGATCGAATCAATAACGGGCGATGCCTCACCATTGGCATTCCCCACTGGTGCGGCCACTGACGTGTTGATCACGGGCGGTGTGCTGGTCAATATCAGATTACAGGGCGGCACGGTCAATAACATCTACACCGTCAAGTGTGCCATAACAACCACGCTGGGCGACACGGATGCCCGTTCGTTCAGGATAGTGATAAAAGAGAAAGTTTTATAATGTCAGACTCGAACAAGAAAACATACAAATTGGATCACGACCTGATCTTCAAACTGGCCGCCATACATTGTTCTTACCAAGAGATAGCGGACATCGTGGGCACCACGGTCCATAACCTCGAGAAGAGATTCAAACACGTGATCGAGAAGGCCAGATCCGAGGGCAAGAGATCACTGAGGAAGGCCCAGTTCGACAAGGCGTTGAATGGCGACACCAGACTACTGATGTGGCTCGGCAAGCAATACCTTGGACAGGCGGACCAACCAACCGACGAAGAAAATACACAGCCACTTCCTTGGGAAGAATAATTACTGTAGATGAAACTATCAGGCCCCCAGCGGAAGGTCGCCGACGACAAGTGCCGTTTCAGGGTGCTCGTGACTGGCCGACGTTTCGGCAAGACAACCTTAGCCATCAGAGAACTATGCTATCACGCCAGGATACCCAACAGGTTGGTGTGGGGAGTCGCACCATCCTACAGGCAGGCCAAACAGATTATGTGGGTCAAGATCAAACAGGTGTTGAAGGACCTGCGTTGGGTCAAGAGGATCAACGAAGCGGAACTGACCATATACCTCAAGAACGGATCTCGTATCTGTCTCAGGGGTGCTGACAATCCAGACTCACTTCGTGGAGTGGGTATTGATTTCATCGTGTTGGACGAGTGTGCGGACATAGACGAATCCGCCTGGACCACGGTGCTACGTCCCACCCTTTCAGACACCAAGGGATCGGCCCTGTTCTGTGGCACACCCAAGGGGATGAACTGGTTCCACGATCTATACCAGAGGGGACAGGATCCCACCGAGCAGGAATACAGCAGTTTCATTTTCACCACCCTTGATGGTGGTTTCGTGGATCAGCACGAGATAGATCAAGCGATGCGGGATCTCGATGCCAAGACGTTCCGTCAGGAATACCAGGCCACCTGGGAGACCTATTCGGGCATAATCTACTACGGTTTCGATATGGCACACAACGTCAAGCAGTCCAATGAACCCCTGGACAACACCATCCTACACATCGGGATGGACTTCAACCTTGATCCTATGAGTGCGGTGGTGTCCTACATCAAGGATGGCATCGTCCATATCATAGACGAGATACAGATATGGAGTTCCAACACCGACGAGATCTGCCAGGAGATACACAGGCGTTATCCGGGCAAGAAGATCTTCGTGTATCCGGACCCGGCCTCGAGGGCCAGGAAGACATCGGCGGGTGGCAAGACGGACCTGTCCATACTCCAGAACGCGGGTTTCGTGTGTAAGGTTCCTGGCAGGCATATGGCCATCAGGGACAGGGTCAATTCAGTCAATGCCAAGTTGTGCTCCGCATCTGGACAGCGAGGCATATTCATTAATCCAAAGTGTAGGAATCTGTTAAATAGCATAGCGAAACAGACTTACAAAGAGGGGACGGTTTTGCCAGACAAAACACAGGGATTTGACCATATGAACGACGCTTTAGGCTATCTTATTTCATTCTTATATCCTATCAAGACCGAATATGACATATCACAACCCGAAAGATTTACAGTGAAAACAGGAGCAACAAGATAATGCCAGACATATATGGTTTAACTGACAGGGCGATCGGTCAGACGACTTCAACCACGGGCTTGCCCGTCCATACCGATTACGACAACTACATCCATCAGTGGAAGTTCTTGAAGAGATCTTACCTGGGTGGTCCAGAATACAAGAAGGGTATGTATCTGAAGAGATACCAATACGAGACCGAGAACGAATACCTGAACAGATTAGAACACACAGCGATGGACAACCATTGCCGTGCGGTCTGCCACATCTACAACTCATTCCTCTACAGGCAGGAGCCAGAGAGGCAATGGGGTTGGTTGGAGAACACCCCAGAACTTGAATCATTCCTCAAGGACTGTGATATGGATGGCAGGAGTTGGGATTCATTCATACAGGAAGTCAATATACAGAGTTCGATCTATGGCCATTGCGTGGTGTTGATCGACAGACCAGAGACGGCGGCTGGCACAAGGGCCGAAGAACTGGAACAAGACATACGTCCATACGCAACCATCTACACGCCTGAGAACGTGTTGGACTACAAATGGATGAGGAAACCAAACGGACATTACGAACTGGCTATGGTCAAGTTCCTTGAACAGGACGAGAGACCATTCCAGAAATCCAACGAATACTACGTGAGGACCTGGACGCCAGAGACCATCACCTTGGAGAGTTTCAATCCGGATGCGAAGAATCCAATCGAGATAGTGGAGGAGAAACCCAACCTACTGGGCAAGGTTCCAGCGGTATGGGTTTATGCCAACAGGGGACCAATCAAGGGCATTGGTGTTTCTGACATTTCAGACCTGGCAACCGCACAGAAATTCCTAATGGAATGTTATTCAGAGGCGGAACAACTGATCTCACTGACCAACCATCCGAGTCTGGTCAAGACGACTTCAACACAGGCGACCGCGGGTGCGGGTGCCATAATCACGATGCCAGAGGAACTGGATCCAAATCTAAAACCGTATATCCTCCAGCCATCAGGTGGTAATTTAGAGGCCATACTGAAGACTATGGAAGAGACGGTCAAGTCCATCGACAGGATGAGTTTCTTAGGGTCCATTAGAGCCGTGGAGACACGACAGATGTCCGGAGTTGCGATGATGTCAGAGTTCCTTATGCTGGACGCGAAACTATCAGAGAAGGCCCGCAACCTCGAGTTGGCGGAAGAGCAGATATTCAGGCTGTTCAGCCTATGGCAAGGACAATCTTGGGACGGCGAGATCAAGTATCCAAAGGCCTTCCACATCAGAGACAAGAACCTGGATATGGACATCATACAGAAAGCGGCTGTGGC